AAAATCAACGCCTTTTTTCAGCATTAATTCAAAGGTAGTACCGTTCGCATTGTCCATAAAGGAATCTAACGCCAATCTTCTTTTGATTTTCACCTCACAATCGTACAATCTAAACGTGTTAGCCGGATCAGTTAAATCAACATAGTAGTCCAAGCTGATATTTGAACTCATTTGAACGCGGTAAGGTATGCCCTCGAACACTCCAATAGTTGCGATGTGATCCTTTACTATCTGATATGCCTCACGCGGTAACTGTAACGTGTCAATATTCAAAGAAAGTACTTCAGGATTACCCGTAAAGTCAGATACAACCCCAATCGAATCGCGATTACGCGGTGATATTTCAATGTCATTTAAGAAATGGCGCATTATTTACGGATTTTAAAGCGGTTAGTCTTCAATGTATTGCCTTGCTTTGTGGTTTTTACTATTTCCATAACGCTCGATGTAATTTCACCTAATTCAATATTGGTTTCAGGCTTATTTCTGATCACATCTTTTAAATCTTTCATCTCATTCACTAACAAAGATAGGTCAATAGCGCTCATTGGTTGTGTGCCTGTGATCAATTTACCGTTTTGGTATTCTTGCGCTACCTTTGCAAGTTGCTCATTGCTTAAAGAACCGATCTTTTCGTTTAGTGACTTAGGCACAACACGTTCGTTAGGGTGAAGTATCGCATGAAATCCGCCTTTACCATCAACACCCTCACCATGTGTACCCGTGTTTTCTGTTCCATCAAAGAACGTAGGCATATTCCCAAGCAAAGTATTGGCGAATTGCTGTAATAATACCGTGTCGCGGATGGTTTCCATTAACGCGTTCTCTGATCCAGCCGCTACTTTTTGGTTGTACGTTTGATAAACACCACTCACCAATTCAATCATCTGTTTACGGCGTTCCTCTTGCGCTTTCTTGCGGTTAGCTTCATCTATTATACGTTGATTCTCTGCAAGTGACTCACGCGCGTTTATATTGCCGTTTGCGGCTAATTCTCTAAGCGTGTCTTGTTGCTTTTCAGCCGCCGCTATTTCTTTGTCAAATTGTTCGATAAAATAATCAGTCGCAAATTTTACCCATTCATTGCGCTTTTCAACGTTCATCTTTACGACTTCCGTTTCTTTATTCGATAAGTTAGCAATTGCAAGTTCTGCCTCTTTTTGCAATTTCAGTTGTTCGTTAACATTATCTGTTTGCGCAAGGTCTAATTTTAACTTTTCTTCGATTTGCTTTTTACGCGCATCAAATAAAGCCTTTTCCGCTTGTTGTATTGCGTTTGCATCCTTTGATCCTTCTAACCTTTTTAATGCAATCTCCGCCTCTAAAACAGCAATGTCAGATGATAAAACTGCTCTTTCTTCATCTAATAATAATAATTTTGCAGTTTCTTCTGAATCAAATAATGATTCACGCGCTTCTGATTCACGCTTTAACGCTTCTGTTGTTTTACGAATGTATTTTTCTTCCTCCTTTTGCTTTGGTATTTTAGCAGTTATTTTATTTGTATTTTCCTCTTGTGCGTTACTATTTATAACAACTTCAGTTGTCGCATCTTTAAGGCTTTCACCTACCGCCTCAAGTGCTTTGTTATATTCAGTAACACGCGTTCCAACACCTTGTATTTTTGCATCCAAAACATCATATACTTTGAACACTTCATTTGGATTAGTTACGCCAGTGCTTTGTAATATTTCATTAAACCTTGCCGCCTGTTGCGGATTTAAACCTCCGTTTGATCGTAATACTGATAATTTCTGAAATTCCTCTCTTTCCTTTCTGTATTCCCTAAGCCTTTCTGCCGCGTTATTACGGAATTGCGTTATTTGCGTTTTTGATTTTTTAATGTCATCCTCTTTTAATTTAGCAAATTCTTTTTCAATTGCGTTCCTTTCTTTATCTGATTTTGCTTTTGATAATGCAATCTGCAAATCTCTGTCGCGTTGTTTAAGTTGCTTATCTAACGCATCCGTTTCGGCTGTAATATTCTTTAGTGATTCATCAGATGCTCTTGCTTTATACCTATCTAATCGTTCGGCTTGTTCTCTTGCATATTCCGCATTTGTTGCAATGTTATAAAAAGCCATTGATATTTCTACTAAAGCCGCAACTATTGCCATCCAGGGAACAGCACTCATTGACCTTCCGGCTGTTTGTACAGCTTCTCCTGATTGCCTTGCTGCTCTTGCCGCTTGAACTTGCTCCAATCTATATGCGCGTGTCATTGGTATTTGAGCCGCCATTTTTTTACCAAATTCAGCAAATGAAAACGCTCTCGCTTTATCAAGCGCAATAAGTGATAATTGAATTGTTTTGTAACCAGCCCATGCAATTGCTAACTTACCAACTATCGAAATGATTGTACCTAAATTAGCCGCTAAAAATTGGATTCCTTTCACTAATACTTGTGATGCACCTGATCCATTCATGAATCCGAGTATCACCTCTTCCCATGCACCTTTCAATTGTGTTAATGCGTGTGATAATGTTTTTGTACGATCTTCGGCTTGTTTACTTGCCGTTCCTTGCGTGTACATCTTTTCGGTAAGGTCTGCAATTCGATCTGTATTCGAAATCAAATTAGTTGCCGCAACAGCGTTTTCTGTACCGAATACTTTAACCAATGCCGCATTATCATTAAGTAATGGTTTCAACGTCTCTAAACGCTCAGAAAATGGTTTTGATGTATCTTGTAAATCAGCAAAAGAAATGCCTAATGCCTCCAATCTTTGTTGTGCCTCACGCGGTAACGCATCCGGTGCGGATAATTTTAACATTACATTACGCAATGCAGTTCCAGCCTCAGCGCCTTTCAACCCTTTTTCAGCAAGTGATTCAATTAATGCTGTTGATTCCTCAAGTGATACGTTTGCTGTACGTGAAACAGCACCAAATTTAAGTAAAGCCTCTGTTACTTGTGGAATTTCAGCCGCACCAAACAATGCACCATTAGCCAACGCATCAATAAAACGACCAGCCTCTTCAGCCGGTGCGCCAAATTGATTCATTGCATCGGTTAACGCCGTTGCAGCATCAGGCAACGCCATTCCTGACGCTTGGCTTAATGTTATTGCCGATTCAGTTACCGCATTTAAAGCCTCTGCATTTTCTAATAGTTCAGGTTTAGCCGATCCAATCAACTTGTAAGCCTCAATTACAGCACTTGCGCCACCTTCAACCTCTTTGCCTAATGTTAACGCTTGTTCTTTAAAGAATTCTAAGTCTTGTCCACCAGCACCCGTGATTGAAACAAGGTCAGCAATTGCTTGATCGAACTCAATTACCGAACGTGTTGCTCCTTGTACGATTGTTCCTATACCAAATGCAACCCCAAATTGACCTAAAAAACCGCTTAATCTACCAAGTGCTTGTTGATAATTACCTACATTACGCTGATGTTGTCCAACCGTAGCATCAATTTGCTTTAGTTTACCATCTAATGCGGTGATTTGTGTAAGTAAATTCCTCGCTTCTGCCGTGTTTTCTTTGTTCTGTACAGCTAAATCCTTGTATCGCTTACGAAGTTCGTTTAATTTGGCTGATTCTTGGCTGTATGCGCTGTTCTGTTTAGCGGTTTCTCTCGCAACTTTCTCACGCGCTTTTGCTTCGCGATCCAATGCTGCTTGTTGATCCTTCTTTAATTTGATTTCCTCACGTTCGGATTGAATGGATAACTTGCGTAATTTTTCTTGTTCTTGGTCAATCTTGATCGTTTGTTCTTTAACCTGATTTGCCTTTTGTGTAGCCGCAATTAATTCGTTAATGGATTTAGTATCGCCAACAGTTGCGCCGCCAATAGTCTTTTTCAACTCATCAGCCGTTTGTTTAAGTTCTAATTTAAACTTTCCAAGCGTATCAATTGCTTGTTCTGCTGATTGTCTTATACCGCGAAAGATGTCTTCGCTTTCAAATATATCAGTTGCTTTTATTTGCTTTGCCATACTCCTTTAACAAATTAAAATATTCACGTGCCGTTATTTGCTTTGTGTTGATCCATTGACCAATCCACTTGCTTATATAAATCAACGTCTGTTCAATTGTCATTCCATTACCGCCGTTTGCCATCATTGATTGAAGTTTAGCGGTTTGAATTTCGGCTTCCGTTAACTTAAACCGATCACCGGTAATTACATAATCCAACTCAATCAATGCCTTTTTACGCATAGCATCCAGCATCTTTTTGTACACTTCGCTCAATCCGAACTCCTCAATGTAAGAATCATGTACCTTTGTCCATGCTTCAATGTCATCATTCGCGTTGCCTTCTTTTGTCTTTCTAACGTGCTTTAAATCCCCTTCAGTGCATTTAATCCAGTTGTATAATGGCATATCATCAATTGATTGATAATAGTTGCTTATACTCGTAATTGAATCTGTCGATAAGTTCTTGCGCCAACTTCTCTTTGCTTTCGTCAGTAAGTCCAATAATTTCGTACCCATATTCTTGAAATAGGTCTGTTGTTTGTCCAAATTCATCCACCTTTAACCCATCGCCGTTGATCTCAATGTAATCATCAAACACTTCAATCATCATTGAATTGTAAAATTCGCCCGTGTCGTATAAAGTGAATGGTGTTCCTTCTAATTTTTCAGGGTTAAACATCTCTGTCGCGCGTGAATAAGTGCCTATAATCTGCCCAAATTCATCAACTCCCTCATTGTATAATTGATCCCATCTGATCCAATCGAGTATTTCAGTCTTAAATTGCTCATCCCGAAACACCTCTTTCCATACATCCGCAAATGTGATACGTGTCGCTTTGTTTAGCAAATCACCTATGCGAGTATTCATGAGATCAAACATATATCAAAGTTAAGCAAAAAAAGGGGTGATATTTCACACCCCTCTTTACTATTGTTCGTTATCGGTCTTCGGTTTCTTCTTTGGCTTTTTTTGCTTTCCGTGTACCGATTCCCAAGCCGCTACAAGTACGTTCTTAGGATAATTCGGAAACCTATCGCACAGCTGTTCAAATGTTGACTCCAAAATGAATTCGCCATTGATGCTGTACTTGCCAAAAGTAACGTAACTCATTACGCCGCAGTGAATGAAATTTCACCATCATAACCAGCCTTATCCACGCTGATGACAACGTCATCACCAGTTGTTGCGGAAAAGTCGAAATCATACGTTCCAGCTGATATTTCATTAACACCAGTAAATGTAGCAGATACACCATTAACAGTAATGTTAAAATCACCCGCAACCGCTCCTGTAAATTGGATAGGGTTCAATGCAGTACCGTAATCCAATACTAATTCAGCAACTAACTGACCAGCAGTAACAACTGAATTGTTGAAATTAACATCTAACAATCCGTTAAGATCGTTGAAGTTTTGACCAGCTTCAGTTGGTGTGATCATGTACATAGTTGACTCATCAAATAAACGATCAAAGTCGAATGCTACCATTACCTTTGAAGTAGTAGTATCAGTTGCGAACATATACGTTGGATTGAATGATTGGTTATCAACAGGGATAGGGTAAAGTCCATCACCAATTTTAGAACCGATCAAGTTACCATTAACGTCTACAATGTAAACACCGAAATCAACACAACGATTGTTGCTTAATTTACCATAGAAAGTAGGTGTTTCATTCCACAATTCACCAGCGAATGAACGCTTTCCTTGACGAATGAATACCATACGCCCACTGTTAGCCTCTTCGAAGATAGTGTCAGCCTTTGGCAATTCTACATTTTCGAATCCTTGTAAAGGGAACCAACGCTTTGAAGAATCAGCCTCGTTGATAAGGTCTGCCCATGTTGGCAAAGCCGCATCTAAATCAATGAAATTAGCGGTTCCATCAGCCGCAGTAAGTGGAACCATGATTAGTCCACTTGTTACAGATTGAATAGGCAAACATCCTGGTTTACCCGTGTTGCTCAATCCAGCATTACAATTACATCCTAAAGCCATTTTTTTTTACTTTAAATTATTTAACATTTACAATTCTCTTTGTACTTCGTAAGGGTGATTCTCAACTCAACCCCACTTAAATTTGCATCCAAGACATTCTGAAACATTCCGTTATCGCGCTCTACACCGAATCGGCTGAACGTAATAATGTCGTAATTTTCAATTGTCTGATAATTTCGGTTAGCCTCCACTACTTTGATAAACTCATCGCATAACCTTTCCATAGGATAAACTACATTCTCGCGGTGATCAGCAGTGTAATACTGCGCTACATTCGTTTCATCTAAAAAGAACAAACGCAAATCGCTCTCGAATTCAATTACACTATCGCGCCCGAACCTTCTTAAACGGATGACTTCCAACAACCAAATCAATGGTGTTTTCTTCATTAGGTTTTTTTCCGCTTTGCTCCATTCGCTATTGGTTGCTAACTTTGTGCCGGTAATCCAAAATGGCTCGTTTAAATACATCAATGTAGTTGGATAGTTAATGACTCCAACAGGCTTAATTCTGATGTATTCATTTGGCTCAACTTCAAGTATTTGATAGTTGTTGTTTAAATCATCCTTTATGTTTTTGCCAACTCGCGCCCATTTTGTATCGCAAGTATAAAAGCGCATTGTAGGTTGGTCAAACGTGCCTGTGATTTCAGGATCGATTTGATCAAACAATTGCTTTATTTCTTGCGTGATTTCGTTTATCATAACCAGTAAGCCATTTGTTTAGCAACACCATTCCATTTTGAATAATCGCCTTTACCCACGTTTACAATCAACAACTTAGCTGAATTATTACCTCCAATAAGTGTTACTTCATCACCTGATGAATAATTTATACCCTCATCGAGAACAGCAATATCACCTATCGAACCGCTTGGATCAAAAAAACAATTGATTTTGAATCCTGTGCCTGTGCCACCTACCGGAAAATAAATTCCATCATTGTAACTATTACCAATGTTTAAAACGCCGTAATTTAACACCTGACCAGCTTGTAATTGATAGCGGTAAATGTACCATTGAATGGCTCTATACGTCTTTAAAGCCTCCCAATATCGCGTGTACATCATGTTGTACAAAGTAGTAGCAGTTAGGCTGTTTTCCCCTTGAGGAATCTTTTGCCCTTGCGATGTGATTTGGTTAGCCGTATCTTTCACATATTCAAAGTAAATAAAGCCTTTGAGCATATCTAAAATGCCCTTTGATACTATCACATTGTTATACGTGTTGTATGATGTAAGGAAACCGTTAGAAGTGTTGTCCAAATGAAAAGGATCAAATACCTTTTGAAAGTTAGGCGATTCAGGATAATTGTTGTTATCCAAGTCGTTGATGAAATCATCATACAAAGATGCACCGAACAAATCGATCAAATACTGCTCTTCATATATCTGAATATACTCCAACAGCTTTGCTTGGTCATACATTCCTGTATGCAATTCATATTTACCCGTGAAATCGTCTAAATCTAAAAGCATTTGTTACTTATTTTTTTAGTTTACCAAACTTGTTTTTGAGAAAGTGTTTAAGCATTGCGCCGGTTATCTTCCAAACAGTACCTTTTGGCAAGTGCTTGTTTTTACCGTTGCTTTCGAATTCGTAATAATCCTTGTCATTAACATCGATGTCAAGTGAAAAGCCTTCTTCATTCTTAGTGAATTTAGCATCTACTTTCGGCGTGTCCAAAGTTATTTCGATATCCCCATCTTCCTCACGTGTGAATGTTACGTCAACATTCTTTGTGTCAAGCGATACGTCTATTTTTTTACGTCTTTTCTTTTTTTCCATAGTGCAAATAAAAGTGGGGATGAGGTTATCCCATCCCCTTAATTAATTATGCTGCGTCAAGTGCTGCGATAGCAGTTGTGAAATCACCTGTTACAAACGCATCTACTTGGTTGTTCTTAACATAATGAGCCGCTCTCATTTCAGCAAGAATAGTAACCATGTTACGTTGGAAATCGTCATTAACATAACCTACTTGAAGATTCATATTCTCACGGATACGAACATTTGATTTGCTCATATCACCTACAAGGAATGTATCAGGAGCGATGTTAGTTGAAGTAACAACGATCAATCCAGCAATCATCATGTTGCGATCCCAAAAAGCTGGGTAAGTGTAACCACCATCAGTTGCTTTAGTCAATTCGATTTTAGCCGCATCTTCAGGGTGCAACAATACGTGAGTTGGCTCAAAGTTAGCGCCTTGAATTTGTGCTTTAGCAACACGAATAACGTCAGATACATTAGCCGCTGGAATAGTTCCCGCGAAAGTACCCGCTGCAAAAGGTTGAGCGAATCCAAGTAAACCATTCAATGAAGTACCACCAGCACCGTTGATTAGTGCATCTTCGAACGCTTGGTCAAGTCCAGCCATAAGGTCAGCATTGATTTCTGAACGAACAAATGCAAGATCAGCCAACATCTCTTTAGATACCTTAACAGTTGATGCTACCTTTTTAACCTCAACAGATACCTCTTCATAACCTGGGTTTGATGTTGGTTTTGTTGCACCTTCAGTTACCCATGATGCAGATGTGTTAGCCGTTTGAGAAATGTAAACAACGAACTTAGATGAAGTTGTACCCGTGTTAACTACGTTGCGAACTTTGATTACTGGTCGAGCGATGTTATCAACTCCTGGCTCTAATGTAGACAATGCAACATTACCTTCATAATCAGCGTTGATTGTAGTGCTTTTAACGTCTAATTGTAACATTCCACCTTTCTCCGCAGTATCTTTAATTGCTTCGATGTTTGTTACATAAGCGTTTACGATTGCATCAGCAACACTTTTAGGAACGAAACGCGGCTCAACAGCTTTCTCAGCCATTGCCTCAAGACGCCCTTCCATTCTTGCGATTGCTTTTTCAATTTCTTGGCTTTTAACTTCAAGTGATTTGAAGCCTTCCAAGTCTGTTTTTAGGCTTTCAACCTCGCTTTTTGTAGCAGTTGCGCCCATTTTTTCGTCAAGTAGTCCGTTTATTTTCTCAACTACTTGCTCAGGTGTTAAATTTTCCATTTGCTTTTGTTTTACTTTAACTTGTTTATAACTGTATTCCAATCAAACGCCTCAATCACTTTAACCGGCTCACCTAAATCCAAATGCTTAACATTCTGCGGTTCGGTTTTGGCAAGTGTTAGCAACTTTGCGTTCAAAAACTTTAATTTCATTTCCAATTCGAACAGCCTTTCATCTGTTCCTTTGCCGTTGGTTAGTCCTTTAATGACTCCTTCAATTTCTTTTGCGATCTTATCGGCTACTTCAACGCGATTCTCACCCTTCATTACGTCTACAACATTGGTATGTTCGTTAGCACCAAAGGTAACCGCGCTACCTTCATACAATTTCACCTCTGAAACCATCCAATATCCGCCTTCCTCTTTAGTTGAATCATCAATCCAACGGATTTTGTCAGCCATGTATTGGAATCCGATTGAATGCTCACGTATTATTCCATCTTCATAGTCTAAATACGCATCATTACCCTTAGTTGATCGACCTAATTCACCCACTGCGAACAGTCCTTTATCATCCTCTTCAAGGCTTAACCATTTACCGATTTGCCAATCCCAATCATGATGTCTAAGGAATGCGATTTTACGATTAGATGTGCTTTGTGCGCCTCTTTCCTGTATTGATTTAGCGAACGCACCCTTTTTAATCATGTCATTATCAGCATCTATTGTATCAAAGGTTGATAGGTAAACAGCAACTTGCCGCTTATCGCTATCCATGTCCTTTATATCGGATGCCGCTTTTGTTTTGTATAGGTTATAATCCTTCATTTGGAGTAATTTGTGTTGTTGTTACCATCGCGTTTGCCGTTGTTGGATCATAACCATAGTAATTGATTAAGATATTTACAGCCGTGTTGCGATCTAATCCAGCGGTTACAGCGTTGTTTAGGTTGATAATACCATCTAATCCACCGACAGTACCTTTCAATTCTGTTTGTGCCTGTGCCAATGCCGCCGCTTTCGCATCTTGTTGTGATGCTTGTTGTAATTCTATACCGAAATCCATTGCGTATTGCTCCTGAGTAATCACTCCATCGCGTAAAAGGATGTTATACGTTTCAGCCTTAACCTTATCCGCAGATGCTTTGGTTTGCTCATCATCCTGAAGTACCGGTAAGTGCGAGAAATCCGCTTTGATCGAATAGCCTTGCTCCTTTAACCCTAACTGATGCGCGATTGTATCATACATCTGTTGCGTTTCAGGGATGATCGTGTCTGTATAAACCATGCGAACGCTATCTTTTACGTTGCTGAATGTCGAGCCTTTCTC